TTGTAATCTTATAAACCCAACAATCAGCATTGCCTGATCTTTTTTTAGTTGGGTCTTTAGGTGCAGGAACTCTACGTACTTTCTCAACAAGGTTAGCATTAGCTAAGTGTGTTATCTGCGATGTAACTGAGTGAGCGTTTAGATTCTTAGCTTCAATAAGTTGAAACGCAGTTGCTTCTCCAAGTTGGTTTAAAGATTGTAAGATTATTTTTTGCTGGCATGTAAGCCTGTTTTGTTTAACGTGTTCTTTGCGGCGATCACATGGCAGGACTTCTCGCTTGCCTAGTTTATGTTGCAGTCTTTCGAACTCAAGCATTTGATTCGTCATGGTATCTTACTTTCCTTTCGTTAGATTTGTGGGTTTGAAAGATTACTTTGTAATGCTTTGCTAAACTTCGCACGTTTTCTTCTGGCGTTTGTAGAATTTCTGACGCGCTACGATAGCTAAAGCTGGATTGCGCTAATGTTTGCAGTAATTCTATTTTTTCTCTGCGGTGACGAGCGCGTATTTCTGCCCAAGTTTCCATGTGGTATCCTCTCTGGTTAAAAAATAAGGGGCCATGCTTGTCAAAGGCACAGCCCCAAGTGGAGAACAGTTATATTCTAAAACGGAATCTCATCATCTTTCAAGGACAAATCTGGAACCGATTTAGTTTTGTCAAAATCAACACCGTTTTTCTGCTGTTGTTCTGACACCTCCATACTCATGTATGGATTGCCGTCTTTGTTTTTGCGCCATGCTGCTAGTCGCATAGGTGTTGGCGCATCTTCTTGCCATGGCCCTGTGTAATCTGGCCGACCCTCATTGCCTTCTTTGTTATTCTCAAAGAGAACGCCACGTTTTTCGTAGACTTCAATGAGTGGCTTCCCTGCTTTAGTAGAAGTCTTAACTAATACTATGTTTGCATCTTGCCCGTTGGTATTTATTTTACCCTGCAATATCATTTGCTGTTGAGGGAAAGGCTTAAACGCTGCGCCTCTGTTAGTGTTGTCATGTTCTGCCACGCTTCTGGCTCCTTTGTTAAAGTATTTCTGCGCTGCTTGTAGTCTTTCATTGTGGTTACGCTTTCTTTCTTTTGGCCCACAATAAGCCCCTGCCCTTGCACCGCACTTAGGACAGGGTACTTGTCTAATCATATGCCTGTCTGGATTTACCATCCTTCCTTTTCTGGGGCGGCATATTTATTACCATCCATCTTGCCTAAGAATACATCTGCATTAAAGCCAAGATGCGATAACGCTTTAGTTAAGCCATCAGTAATCGCCATCTTTGGAGCATCTTCTGCCATTCTTCCCTTAGCAGAATCAAAGAACTTACGGCATCCTGTGAAGGGGCCAAAGACATTTGCTGGTGAGCCATGCCAGATAGAAACATGGGCAAGAACTGCACTGTCTCCATTGCTAACATTAACTACTTGGGTTTCGTTGTGCCATCCCCACCCGTCTCCGACAGGGCCGAACTGTTCTGTAGCACAACGCACTTGATACATTGGATCAATCGCAGTGAATGATCGTGACCCAAAGCTGACTTTCTTTAGGTACTTAGGGTCGGACGCTTCGACTGCGTTCCATAAATCTAAATTGTTTGACACTGGTGTTCTCCTTTATTGGTGTCATGTGGGGAGCCGTTGCCCCCCACAATTAGACTGTTCGCCAAACCTCATAGCTGGCTTCCATTCTTGGTAGGTCATCTAGCTTTCTGCTAATTACTTTATAACCTAATCTTTTAGCTGCTCGCTTCATGCCTTCTTTTTCTGTTCCGTTTTTGCATACATGGCTATCGCCTATGCTCATTGTTAAAAGCAAAGTTTTCCATTTATTATATTTATATCTTGGCAAAGGTATGTCTGTCATTGCTTTGTCTCTACAATTCTAAGTGCGCCGTTCTTACTTCTTTTGATAGATATAACGTCACTGTAAACTTCTCGCTCGTCTGCTTTTACCATTGCTTTCAGGTCTTTTTTACTACTCTCAAATAGCTTGGCTTCGTCTTTGAATTTAAGATAGTCATACGCTGCACTAACGAATCCATTTTCTTTGCTGGCATCCCTGCGTACCATTCCATCCACTGCAATTTTATCGTGCGATGGGGCTTGGTTGGGTACAATATGATCCGGCTCTTGTCCGCTAGTAACATGGTGCCAGAACTTTGCGACCACTTTCCACATTGAATTTTGATACTCTTTATCTGCGGATACAAATGCAGACTCCCATTTGCTATTGCCAAACAAAACTGACAGGTAACAACCTGATACATCTGCATATTTTATACTGCTTCTCATTAACCACAGGTAGCATTGTATCTGCGGCATATAATATTCTATGATACCTTCCATACTATTGAACGCATTGGTGTGCTTTGCTTCTATTATACAGGGATTTTTGCCTTTTATCATTGCATCTATTGTACCTTTGATGGGTATAGACCCATCAGTGTGATACATTTCTTCTTCTACTTCTAACTGATGATTGCCTAGCCGAACATCATGCTCTTTTTCAAACCATTCTAAGTTAAACTGCTCTGTATATGTGCCTAGTTGTACTGCTATATTATCTGATAAGTCAGGTGATTCGACTTGACCTGTTTTTATTTGCCAAAGCTCATGCCAGTTGCCTTGCATAATCTTGACGCAATCTGAGCCACCTATAAATCCTGTGCGTATCATGTGTTGTTCTCCCTTTCTTTGTTGTACTGCATACGTGCAGCGGGTGCAAGATATTTATCTAAATCTTTTTGCTCTACTGAGGTAGTCATGAGCAAAGTTTGTCGCTTGTGACCAGACAGGTAGCTGTCACAGATAGCTTCCCCTCGCTTCACACGGCCTTCTGTAACAATGTACTCTCTGTCTACCCGAGTAGCTGGCCCGTCAATAACAAGTACGTCTGAGGCTCTGTGAGACACGCCCTTGGCAGCAGCTGTAAACTTCTCAATGACAGGCAGCGTTCGAGACTTGGCATTGCGTGTAGTTTCTTTGATGATTGACTCTAAGTAATGGTCAACAAGGCGTTGGTCTGCATCGGCAGGAATGTTAGCATTGATAGCTTCGATAGTATCAACGGCAACAATGAGTGGGTCCACACCATTTGGCGGTGTGAACCTAGTAAGCACAGAAGATTTAAACCACTGTTTGATGTGAGCAATGCGTTGGTTATAGTTCATTGAGGTTCCCCCATGTTTCATCAGCCACATCATCTAACCATCGCTCACCATTAAGCCATGTAGAAGGATGCGGAATGTATTGCTTTTCAGTGCTGCGAGAATTGGCACTAAAAATTTTTACCGCTGAGAGTATTTCATCGGCGGTAACTTTCTTTAGCGCAGAGTCATATGCTCTACGCGCTGCGTTCTTAGCGATCTTACGTGGATAGACATGCCAGAAGTCATCAAAGTTAAACTCATTCATAACTATAATTCTATTGGTAGGTTCTATTGGTAGGTTATCATTGATAGGTTCTATGCTCACAGGGAGCGTACTGCTATGCTCTGTGTGAGTATCCCTACGCTCTACGTGAGCATCGGGTGTGCTCACTCTGAGCGTATAGAGCGTGGACATATTCTTGCGTTTCTGTCTGTAGATAAAGCTGTGTTCTTCTAGGTATGATAGCTTGCGAGTGACAGTTGCCATGCTCATTTCTGTATCAGCACAGAGTCGAGCATAGCTAGGCCAACATTGATTAGTTTCTTTGTCAGCACGATCAGCAAGGGCGATAAGGAGTAGCTTGGCAAGCGGATCGCCAACCTTGCTACTCATGGCAAGAGCCATATGTTTAAACGCCATTATCCGATATAAGGAAATTCTGCTGGTGTTAGTTCGGGCATAGTGCAAGGTTCTTTTTCTGTGCTAATAAGTTTACGCAAACGAAAGAATCCTTTATGCTCTGGGTACTGTGCCATAAACCATCGGGCAAAGTACGGCCTATAGTTATTGTTAAGTTTAAATTCTGTTGGGGCTTCACTAAAGAATGTCATTTCCCAACGCATGCGCTCACATATTGCGTAAGCACTGTAGGTTTCAAAGCCTTTATTAATAGCTTCAAAAGTAAAGCTAACAAATAAAGCCCACGCTTTTGGGTGCTTGGTTATGAAGGCTATTGCTTGCTCTTCAATCTGATCCTGTCTTGTGTAGTTCATGTGTGTTCTCCATGAGTTTGATGAATGTTTCTCCGCTTAGTATGACAACTACTTGCGGATCGCCCTTCTTTCTTTTGTAGAAAGCTATGTCTCTCTGGTCTAAGACACTGAAAGGACTAGGAAAATTACTTAGGTCACGATACTTTACCTCCCCTACCAGTTCGTGTCCCATGAGGTTGAGTTTAATGTCGCCTCTATACTTGCCTCCCAATGCTCCTGAGAGGGGCTGGCGTTCACAGTTGATGCCGATTTTTTCAAGCCATTTGATGAACCACTTTTCATGGTAGGTTCCTTTTGACTTATTTTTGTTTGCCATATGTCTCGCTCGTAACAGTTAAGGCAGATGTACCAGTGTTTATTATTTCTTGTAGGATGGTTGCGAAGTATAGCTACAAACCATTTGGTTATGTCCTCACAATTATCACACTTAGCTTTCCCGCTTTTTAATTTCGATTTCATATCCTAAAGCATCCAGCCAACACATTAACATAAACCCTGATGGAATACGCTTATGCGTTTCCCATTTGTGAATCAATGATACTGTGCAACCAATACTGTGTGCTAATTTTTCTTGACTAATGCCACGTTCATTTCGCACATGGGCCAAGGATTCTATTAGCTCGTTGTAATGCTGCGGTATCGTGATGGATTCTTTGAAGTGTGTAAAAGTTTTCAATAGCCTGATTCACTTTTATTGCGGTGTCATATCTTAAGTCTGTCTTGCCATTAACTGTTCGGTAATAAGTTGAAGTTGGTACGTTTGCTAGTTTGAATGATTCAAGCAGAGACACATCATGCGCCTCTGCTTTTGCTTTTAGTGTGTCAAGATAATTTTTCATACTATGTAACTGCATTGTTGCAGTCAGTATGTCAACCTATATGGTGTCTGCTCCTATGCTCAACTCATTATTAATTATATCACGAATCATAGTATCAACTTCTTTTTCTTGTGCGCTAGTTAATTGAGCGTCTTGATCAATTACATTGTCTGATTTGTAATCAACTAATTGTTTTTGCACTTC